CCGGTGAACTGCAACGCCGGATGGACGCCCGCGTTGGCCATCGACGTGGTCGAGCCGGTGCCGGTGCCCGGGAACGACATCGCCTGGGTGAACCCGGTGTAAGACCCGCCGGTCCAGGGCGAGGAGACCAGGGAGGGGGGCGTGGCCCCCTGCAATGCCGCCGGCAGCGCGTTCGAGGAGGCGTCGGGCGTGCTCGCCGTGCCCGCGCCCGAGCCGAGCGAATCGAAGTGATAGAGCAGCACGGTATTCGCGTCGGGAGTGCCGCCGTAGGCGAACGGGAGCGAGAACGGCCCATAACTCGTATTGGTCAGATTCATGCGACAGACATTGGAGAATCGCAAGTCATCGATGATCCCGCCGAACGGGAGCGAGCCGTCGCCCATCGCGCCGATCGTGAACGGCGCCGAGCCGTCGGCACCCCACAATCCGCCCGTGAACCGCACGGTGTTGATCGACGGCCCGTCGATGAACAGTTGCATCTGCGTATTGTCGCAGAGGATGGCGATGAAATGCTTGTTCGTACCGCTGAGCTCGGTCCCGAAGCTGCGGAGATTGGCGTAGTGCGCGCCCGTATTGTCGGTGTAGACGTTGACGACGACCTCGCCATTGGCCTGCCTCAGGACCTGGAATCGATACCCGGTCGCGGTCCCCGGGACCATCTGGGACACGAGGCATTGCTGCGCCGTCGTGTTCGAGCACTGCACCGAGAATTCGAGCGTGAAGGCCCCCGTGAACTGGAGCGCCGCGGCGGTGCCCGCGTTGACGTAGCCCGGCCCGGTGAACTGGACGGCATTCCCGTAGGGCGAACCCGGGTACTTCCGCATCACGTCGAATTTGCCGTTGTTGTGCGGTCCCTGGGTGTCGAGGTTGTTGATGACGATCGGGAACCGGTCGCCCAGCCCGTGGGCGGTGGCGGTCTCGACCTGGACCGCGATCCAGTTCGACGTGGGATAGCGATTTTCGGTGTTGGGGTATGGCCCAACCTGGATGATATTGGAATTCAATTGTCCGAACGGCCAGCCGTAGATCGGGGCGATCAACGACGCCTGGCCGGGCTGTGGTTCATAAGTCTGATCCGAGCGCGTCGATTCGAGGCTATACATGACGTCCATGCAGCGGACGACCCGATAGGCCGCGATCCGCGCCAGGAATGCCTTGTCCCATTTATTGGTGCCGTCGTTCCCCGTGCTCTCATACCAGATATTGCAGGCACTCGTGCCCGCCGCCGTGCAATAGAGATTCATGTGCGGTGCGCGGTATCCGCCCGGGTTCACATCGACCTGATATCGCCGGCTCTTGACGGTCCCGGTCAGGGACGAGCCGGTGAGCGTGCAATTGTCCCCGTTGACCGATCCCAGGGTGTATCCATCGGGACCGGACCACTGGACATTCCAATGATCGTGCTGCGGGCAATTGGGCCAGCCGTAGGCGTCGTGATCCGCCGCCGGATCGACCGGGGGCGCGATCAGGAGCATGCCAATCTGGGTCGCCGTCGTGCCCATGTTGTTGATGTAGCCCGTGGCCGGGTCGACCGACCAGTCGGTTGCCGTCGGGGGCGTGACGCCGCCCGAGCCGACGTAATCCTGGCAGAGCGACAGGTTCGCGTAGTGGGGCGCGACCGGCGCGTAAGTGACCTGATATTGCGTGAGGTTAGTCCCGACCGAGAGGCCGAGGTTCGAGGCCGGCAAGACCAGCGAGGTCGTGCCCGTCAAGAACGTGCAGGGGAAACCCGACTGCGCCGCCGCCAGGCCCGTGGCGGTGTTGCACCAACCGGCCGGCGCGTCCAGGGTCACGGTCTCCGTGCCGGCGAGCTTCGCGGCCAACCACACGATCACGAACGGCCAGACATCCGAGCCGTCGGATGCGTTGCCCCAGACCATGTTCGCCACCGGGACCGTCTGCGCGACCGCGTTGACGTTCACGGTGAGCGCGGCCGAGATCCCGGTGATATTCGTGGGTGCGCCGCCGGTGCCGTCGAACAACCGGAGCTTGAGGATCTGCCGGCTGAGCATGACCGCGGCGGTGTCGATCGATACGGCCATCCGTCTCGCCTCATTGCCCGGGGGCGTCGATCTTGATCAGGAGCAGGTTCAATTCCCGGTTCCGTTCCTTCAAATCCAGAATATGCGCAATTTTGTACATCTCCGATTTATACTGGATTTGCATGGTCGGATCGATCATGCCCGGCCCTTGCCACCGGGTCGTGAACCGGGTCGTGACCTCGGCCTTGACCTCGCGGGCGTTCACGAGTTCCCGGCCGGAGAGTGGTTCCAGGAGCCCCCAGAATTGCGGGCCGACCACCCATGTCGTCCGCTTCTGACCGGCCGCATCCCGCCAGTAGGCCGGGATCTGGAGCGTCACGAAATGCCGCATCGGGCCGGATTTCATCGTCGGAATGTACTCCCGAGGGCGATCAATATGCCGCCGGATAGGAGCAACAGGACGCACACCAGCAGGAGTCCGCCCCCCTGCCCAAGGCCGCCGCCAGGCGGCAAATCGCGGGTCGGAACAACATGTAACATAAATAAGATCACATGAATCACGTCAATAATAACTCCCCTGATCGACCGTCGCCAGGAGCCGCAGCAGGGTGTCGGGCAGGGCGACCAGGGCAACCTCGGAATTGGCCTCGCGATGCTCGTAGAGCTCCGCGGCCAGGAGGAGGATCGCCGATTTCACGGCCGAGGGCACGGCGTCCGAAGTGTCGCCATAGCCCGAGATGAACGATATGATTACTGAATCGATCACCGGCTGGGAGATCGGCCAGACCTTGGAATAGGCCGGTTGGATCCGGGCGCGGAACCCCAGCGACGTGTTGTAGCGGGTCGGGTCGACCGTCTGGATGAGCGCCGAGAAGTCCTTGTACCGGACCGACGTGATCGCCTGGAGTGGGGGGCAGGGGATGTTGATCACGCCGGTGGAATTCGGGATCATCCCGGGGTAGAAGCCGAGGCCCGACGGGAGCCCACCGAGCGATGGCCAGACCTCGCGGATGGCGCGATTATAGTAGCCGCCGGCCGACGGGAAGGAATCGAGATAGAGCGTGGCCGATTGCGTCAGGAACGCCTGGCGGACGTGGACCTCGACCTGTTGCCGGGCCGCGACGACGGCCCGCCCGATGTCGGCCTCATCCTCGGGCATCGCCAGGGTGATCCGGAGATGGCTCTTGGCCTCGGCCAGGGAAATCGGCTCGATCTGGAACGTGATCGCGGCCGCGCCGCCCGCCGTGGCGGGCCGGTTGAGCGTGACCTGGGTCGGCGAGTCGATCGAGGTCACGAGGGTACCGGCCGTCAGGCCGGTACCGCCGGCGAAGAGCGCCCCCGAGAGCCCGGCCGTCGATGCCAACCCCGTCACGATCGGCGAACCCATCGTGAGCTGCCCCGTGGCCGTGACGGTCCGGGGCTGCGATTGGGGGAATCCGGGCACAAGTCGCATCGGGGGAATCTCTCAGGGCCGAGATCCGAGGACAGTCACGATCGACCCGGCGCCCGCCGTCGTGTCAAGGATAGCGGGAGCCGCTTTTGCCCCGCGACGGCGGCGCGACCGCGGCCTCGTGGGCGTGGGGGGCGTCCGCCGTCTCGACCGGCCCGGTGACGAACTCGGCATGCCCGAGCCCGACGATGGCGATCGCCCGCGCGTCGTCCGCAACCTCGACGACATCTCCCGGGCCGTGATGCCGCGGGCCGACCATGATCCCCTTCGGGGCCAATATGCGAATCCTACGCATGGGAGGATCATCCTATCAGGCCGTCTGATTCGACACCATATCTGCAATAACAGCAAACGCTTCTGGATGACGGAACTGTACATCCATATCCTGGAGCGCCACGATCCGGACCGTCCCCGAGGAGCTTCCGGTGTAGGGGTCGACCAGGATGTCGATCCCGCTCCAGTAGCCGAGGCAGAGCTGATTCCAGACGCCGCCGATCACGGGCGAGAGGCCGGTCCCGGTCCCCTTGGTCAGGTTGTTCGGGAGTTGATTGGTCAAATGGAACGGCATCCCGTAGACCGTGTCGTCCATCATCAGGAAGACCGGGTAGGTGGTGCCGATCTTGGCGGTGGTCGAGAACGTGCCCTTGACGTCGGCATTGCCCATGTACGCGAACGGCCCGAGGTCGGCCGCGTTGTGCCGCGAGACGATGGTGTGGAGCTCGACGATCGCCGGCCACGTGGGGGCGCCGCCGTTGACCCCGAGCGCCACCGTGCCGGTCGCCGTGATCGCCGTGTTCTGGAGGATCCCGAGCGGCTGATTCGCCGCGCCCGAGCCGTTCAGCGCCGCGAGGTCGACGCCGCGCGCCAGGATCGCGGTCAAGTCCATCCGGACGAATTCCTCGGCCGTATCGAGCATGGTCAACTCGAAGAATTTCCGCGAGATGTCCGTGAACGCGCCGATCGTATGGGGCGTGAACAGGACCTGATCGAGGGTCTGATTGCTGCCGGTGGGCGCGCCCGACTCCGCGACCCAGTAGGCCGTCCCCGCGGCCGACTGCCTGGGGATCGCGAATTTGCCCTGGAGGTCGAGGAATTCGCGGGCGCCCGCGGCCTTGACCTTCATGGCGTTGCGCAGGAGCTCGATCCAGTCCTTGTCGAGGATGGTCGGGATCGAGCCGGCGCCGGCCGTGGTGTCGAGGGCGCGGCGTTCGGGATCGCGCGCGAGGGCGTCGAGCTCGGCCCCCCGCGCCGGGGTCCGGGTCCGATAGGGCATGAAGAACCCCTGCGGGAGCCGGTCGGTCCGCCGCGCCAGCTCCTCCGAGACCTCGCCTTCCAGGCCGTCGACCGGGAGCTTCATGAGGAGCTGGCGGGCGGCACGGACCATCGAATAGCGATGCTTACCGTCCCGCGTATTGTCGGGGTCCTCGTGGGGCAGGGGGCGGAACCGGCGTTCGCCCGGCCTCTCGGGCCCGATCCGCTCGGTCGCGTCGAGCCGTTCCATCTGGCCGATCCGCTTCGCCAGGTCCTCCATCTCGAGGTAGCGCCGCTCCAGATCCCGATCCTCCTCCTCGTTCGGGGCGCGGCCTTCGGTCTCGCATCGTTCGATCGTCACACGTTGTTCGTCGAGGAGCCCCGCGCGCTGTTGCCGGAGTTCATATGCTTTCTCGTTGATCCTTGGCGGCATCGGTCGATCCCCCCTCTCCGGGCCGTTCATGCCCGCTCTTCCAGCCGGAGCCGGGCCCGCGCCAACGTGAGCGCGACCCGGGCCCGCTCCCGCCGGCCATCCCCCTCGATCCGGTCCCGGGCGGAGCGGAACGACCGGACCGCCACGCTGGTATCGTCATAGGCCGGGTACGTCACCGGCCCCACGTCGAAAAGCTGCTTCACCCGTTTCAGGATCCGGATCGCGACCGGGCCCGTGAAGTCCCACTCGGCGTCCTCGGTGGTGAAGGAGAACGAGCAGCCCGAGAGGTCGCCGCGGCGGACCATCTCCGCGACGTCGCGGCCGGCGGTCGTGTCCGGCAATTCCACGCTCATCATCAGCCCCATCGGATCTTCTTCGAGCATCATCGTGCCCGAACGGCTGCGCCCCAGGAGCTGATTCTCGTCGTGATTGACGAGCGCCCGGACGTCGTCCCGGCCGAGGCAGTCCCGGAACGCCCCGGGCATGATCAGCTCCCGCCATTCGCCGAGGTCGACGGAATACTTGTTGAACACCGCCGCATAGCCGATCAATGTGCCCGGGGACCGGCTCCCTTCGGCCGCCGCGCGGAAGTTGATCTCGGTCGTGAGCGTGCGCCGTTCCAGCAGCGGCACGCGGTCAGGGCAAGGGGGTTCCATCGGTGCCGATCCGCTCGAATTCGCCCAGAATCAGCGGTTTCCGGCCCGGTTTGACGCCGTTTCGCGCGGATTCGGCCCCGTCCGGTGCCTTCTTGCCGACCTGATTCAGGGGAATATATTGACTTTGGATCAAGTATTGATCTCCACCTTTTTCCGCGCCGATCGGGTTCTCGCCCTCCTGGCGCAAGATGTCGTCGGCCGAATAGCAGCCGAGGTTGCGCATGGTCTGGTACTTGGCCATCCGCGCCGCCGTGTTCCCGCGCAAGAACATCCGCATATCATGCAAAATGACCCATTTCTTGCGGTCGCGGCGGGTCAGGCACTTGCGGTTGAGCTCGTGCTCGCGGACCCGGAGCCAGAATGATAAAGTCATGGACAGATATTCGAGATTCGCCTCCTCCACGTTGGTATGATGGGCTTCGCTGTAGTCCCCGAGCTTGTGCGGGGGCATCGCGAAGAGCCGGGCCATCTCCAGCACGGTGAACGCCCGGCCCGCGAGGAATTGTGCATCCTCGGGGGATACCATCGTCTGGACCCATTCCATGCCCTCTTCGAGGATCAAGAGCTGGTGCGCGGACTGGGAGCCTTGATGGATCTCATTGAAGCTGGCACGGAGGTTGTCCTGCGCCGCGGGGCCGAGCTTCTTGGGATGTTTGAGCGCCCCGCCGGGCACGGCCGAATTGCCGTAAAAGGCCGCGCCGAACTGATCCTGCGCGATCCCCAACCCGATCGATTGCCGCGCGATCGAGGCCGGGCTGAACCCCTCGATGCCGTTGAACCCGAGGCCGGCGAAGTGCAACACGTCCTCCGCGAGGTAGGTCTGATGGGTCTCCCGGTCCTCGTAGAAGAGCACGCCCCCGGCGGTGAACTTGGGTACGACCTTCTGGGGATGGAGCAAGTGAAGCTCGGTGGGCGTGCCATCGGTCGAGTCTCGCCGAATCTCGGCGAGACCGTTGCCATAGCCCAGGGTATGCCCCATCGAATCGAGCGTGAACTTGAGGCTCGACGTGTTGGGGTTCGCCTCCATCGAGAGCACATCGTTGAGCTCGAAACCCTCGTCCAGCACGTGGCCCCCGTCGGCCCGCTTGCGATAGACCCCCAAAGGGGGTGTGGCCACGTCGCGTGACAGGACGTTGATTGCTGCGTAGTACGCAACCAAGCTCAAGGCCGTCTGCGGGGTGACGAACGTCCCGGAGAGGTTCGGTGCCGCGGAGACGAACCCGGTCCCGATCGCGCCCACGGGCCGTCCCCGCGCCCGCCGGGTGAGATCCCTGAGCCACGCGAAGGGATGGAAAGCCTTCACAGGACGAGCAACCCTCGCGTCTCATACACCGAACCGCCGCCCTCCGCCCCGTCGTCGCCCCGGGCCGCAATCGCGTCCACCAGGGCCACAATCCCATCGATCCGGCCCCGCGACCCCGGCTTGTCCAGGGAGAGCAGCCCGGTCGGGCCGATCCGCGCGGCGACGTTCGCGGCGCACCAGGTCAGCACGGGATTGTCGCCATGCCGGAGCGTCCCCGCGATCACCCGCCGTTCGAGCTCCCGGGCCGGCTCGTTCAGATGGAGCGCCGTCTGCGGGATGAACTTGAATGGCAGGCCGTGGATGCCGATCAGCCGCTGCCCGATCTGATTGGCATAGGCCTTATCGGCATAGATCATCTTCAGGTCATGGGCCTCCGCCAGGGCCACGATTTCGGCCTCGATGAGGCCATAGTCGATCACGCCGCCCGGGGTGAACTCGATGGCGCCGGCCGTGTGCCACGACTGGTAGAGCTCCCGGCTCTTGTGGTCGTCCCGCCAGGACCCGTGCTCGGGGACCCAGAACCGTGCCAGGACTTCGAGCGGTTCGTCGCCCGCGCCGCCGAAACAGAGCACGAACGCGGTCAGGTCCCTCGTGAGCGAGAGGTCGAGGCCGCCGAAGCAGGGCCGCCCCGCGAGCGCGGCCGGGTCGATCGGGCCGCCGCAATCGGCCCATCGGTCCATCGACAGCCACCGGGTCGCCTGTTCGGTCCACTGGTTCAAGAATAAACGTTTAAACGTGTTCTCAAACGCCGGACTCTGCTTGGCCCGGGCGAGGTCCTCGCGGACCTCATCGATCGAGCAGAAGTCCCCGAGGGCGGGCATCACCCGACGCCAGGTCCGTTCGTCGTCCCATCCCTCGCCGTCGGCGATCTCGTAGATGATCGGCAGGAAGGTCGCGTCAGCGACCAAACCGTCGCGGACCCCACGCGCGTACTCCCAGAGCTCCCAGCAAATCGACAACCGATCCCATCCCGCCGTCGTGATATAAATCACCAATGGCTCTTTCCGGGTCCCGAACCCGGTCGTCAGGACGTCATGGAGGTCGCGGTCCGGCAACACATGGACCTCATCGAACACGACGGCGGACGGCGACAGTCCGTGCTTCAGGCGCGATTCCCGGCTCAGGGCCTCGTAGGTATTATTCAGACTGGGAATCTCGATCTCTTTATACGAATCATAGATATGGGCATGCGCATCGAGGTATTCATCGGCCCGGATCATCTCGGCCAGGGTCCGGAACGTGAGCGCGGCCTGTTCCCGGTCGCCCGAGGCCGAATAGAGCCGTTGCGACCGCTTGCGGATGCCCTCCCCGAAGAGCATGTACCCCAGGATTCCCGCGGCGAGCGTGGTCTTGGCCTGTTTCCGCGGCAACGCGACGAAACATCGCTTGTACTGCCGTCGGCCATCCTTGCGGAGCGTCCCGAACAGGGGCTCCACGATCGCCCGCTGCCAGGGCCGGAGCCGGAGCGGCTGCCCCGCGAAGTCGCCCACGAGGGTCAGGCTTTCCAGGAATTGCACCGCCCGCCGGCCGGGATCGGCGATCTCATTGATATCGCTCATGAGATGATATCAGCCCACGTCCAGCAGACCCCGCCAGGGGCTCGAACCGGCCCGGGAGCGCGGGTCCGGCTCGCCGTACCGCGAGGCGGACGGGATCAGGCCCAGGTCCTTCCAGAACACATGGAGCTTCTGCGCCAGGTTCAGATAGAGGAGCATCTCGGGCGCGATCTTGCGGCCGGTGTCGGTCTCCGCGATCGCGGGCATGGCGCCCTCCATCAATCCTTCCGCGATCCGCTCGAACAGGACCCGGGTCCGGGCCGCGGCCAGCACCAGGCCGGGGTCACACCGCCGACTCATCCCGGATCTGATCATCGAATTCATGAGCCGCTCGAATTCCCGGGCCGAGCCCACGTCCAGGATCGGT